TTAATGCGTACTGGGCGACCGGGTACGATGTGCCCGGAGGGGTCGCACGAACTCCTGCTACTGCGCCGTAGCCCTGACCATTCGCTGCGGATGTCCCAGCGTAGGTCGCTTCAGTAGCTGGGGTAAGTCCCCCGCCACTACGGTTAGTGATGTTGGTGCCCGTGACTTGGACGAATGCTGCTACGCCAAGACCATCGGTAGGATTGTGTTGCGGATTGGGGTTAGCCATATTAACTTCTTTCTGAAGGAGCGACCGTTGAGAGTGACTCCTGTCATTACTTCAGTGGTGCGTGGTCACAGGCACAACGGCAAGCCTGCTTTGTTCAAAATATGTTCTAACTCTTTAATTCGTGCTTTGAAAGCCGTACAGTTGTCACACCGTCGGTTTGGGGCTTGCTTTTCTTTTGTGGCCCAGCACACATTCCCTTTTTCGTAATGACCGTTGTTGTCAATACGATCTAAAGAATAGTCCCTTTTAGGCTCAGGACGAGGACCAACTTCGACCAAAAATTCTTCAAAACTTTTAAATCGAAATTCGATCCCACGACCAGACCAATCTTTGTAATTTTTAATGTTGGCGTGTTTTGGATTGCATCGTTTTTTCGCTGCATGATACGAGTTATACTCAAAATGGAATTTAGGAATCAAGGCTCTATTAACACGTTTTTCAATCCCTAAACATCCACAACTTTTCTGGCCGCTCGTCAAATGAGCGCCAGATATAACGAGTTCTTTGTTTATACAGCTACAAACACACAGCCAGCGAGATTGTCCATACTTCGATTTCTCAACCTGACGCTTTACCGTCAGTCGTCCAAAAACTTGATCCGTCAAATCAATAAAAAGCATAGTAGTATCCTCCATTTCTAGATTATACTACTATGCCCAATTTGTCAAGCGAATTTTACTAGTAAACTAGGAAATGGCGCTTGCCGCGTCGATTTGACGCTGACGAATCGTGGTATCAGGGCCGAGCGACGTAGTGAAGTGAACCCGGTAAGAAGTCCACCCCGGAATCAGACCTTCGGGGTCTGCAACCGTAGGCTCAGCGTTCTGAACAATGTTGCACTCGATGTTGCGCCATTCACCGTCACCGAAGCCAGTGTCGCCCTTAGCTCCGAGGTTGACGGAGAAGATACCATCACGCCCGAAGATGTAGGTGCGAAGTGCCACGAGGCCAGTGTAGCCCCCGTAGTTCTGGGTCTGTGTGACGAGGTTGGTCTGATAGAAGTGAACGCCAGTGGAAGGCAGTTCGATAACTTCGGACAGATCGACCGACACGAGGCTTTCCATCTTCATCAAGCCGACTGGTGTATGTTTGAGGATGTCGATTGGGGAGTCGTTGCTGTTGTCAGCAATAACGTCTCCGAGAGAGAAGGGATGTATGACCCCTGCGAAGCTCTTGGAGCCTTCGTCGAACGGACGAACGCTGCGACCCGCCAGCGACTGAACGCTGTTACGAAGCTGAGAGAGCGACAGAGCAGTGAAGCTCGTAGTGCTGCCGGCAGCCAGTTCGGTCAGAACGGATGCGTCGATGCTCGATGCACCGTCAGCGGTTGCACGCACGAGTGCGGACAAGGATTCGCCAAGGCGATAGCTCATCTCTCTCGCAACGTTTTCCACTGTGTTATCAATGGCAGTCGCCAAAGACAGAGACGAGAAGTTAGCGTAGTCAGCATACTCGCCAATCGTAGCAGTGGTCGTAAGAACACTGACCGATAGCGAGCTACCGACCGTACCTTCCGTGGTCTGCGTAGTGTTTGCAGCCATTGGAACGTACATGAACATTTCATACTGGTTACCACTGTTCATCGGAAGATCAAGTCGTTCCGAGCATGCGACGAACGGGGTTTGAGCCTTCAAGTTCTCACGGAACTTCTTATCGTAAAACTTTACCGTGGACTGAGGCAGGTTGGAAAGCTGGTTACCCGCTGGGGAGAAAGCCATAATAAATTACCTTGGACTATCGACTAATGCGTGGGCGAGGAGGACGGGATGCTTCCAACTCATTCACTCTCTTGACAAACTCTGGGTTCGTCATTAGCATCTGCTTGTAAATGTCAGATGGCATTTTATCGACGTCTGCGAGTGTCAACGCTGCCACTCCCGTCAGAACAGTAACCCCTGCGTTGCTGGAGTTGTTATTGTTCAAACTGGATGGCACGTGACTTTGACGCTTTTCCACTACTGGTGTGGACGATTGCGGTATTGGAACTTCACTAATCCGAGTTGATTCCACTACTGGTGCCTGCGATTCTGGCACCACTTCCACCGGGGTAACTGCGACCGGCGGAACCTCACGCACGATAGGCGATGTAAGAAGCAATCCAGCTTCTTCCATCTTCGATTGGGCATATTCAAAATTTCGAACGGTTGGCTCTAGCCCGCTTTTGGCCATCCATTCACAAACTGTTGTTACGTTTTCCGAACATTGATAGAACGATGGATTCTGGGACATCCACTCAATCGCATTCTGCCGTGCAACAAGTTG